CTCCTTTCGTCAACAGAGGTCCTTTAGTCATGCTATAAGCTTTACTCTTGTAATTATGTGTTGAAGCGTTTAAATTTCTAATTGATTCTAAAGTATTACCGGTAATGAAAGCGATATCTTCCCAGTTATCACCTTCTTCTACTATATAATGGCTTGGTTTTTCTACAAAAAATTTATCTTTTCTAGCTTGCAATTTAGTTTTCTTACTTTCAGCATAAGTTATAATCCTTCCAGTATGTTGATTATTGTTAATTTCATAAATACCTAATTCGTCTTTAAAGAAATTAGGAATACCTGGATACGTTGGAGTTGGACCTGAATTAACTATTACTGGGTCTAAGGCATATCCACTAAATTGTAAATCTTCTCCTCCCGAAATGTAAACGTTAAAGGTTATTGTGGTTGGGACATTTGAATTATAGGTTAAAGGCTGAACTAAATATCCATAAGCAATACCATGAGCAATTGAATTATAAGTATAATCTTTCGTACACTCTAACTGTCTTAAATTAGAGCAGTATTTTAGATCGATAGTTTGAATTTGACCTCCTGCTGAAAACTCTAGAGTGTCTGTATTGATATTATGGATATTATTATATTGTGGGACTAAAGAAGTGGTTGCATTAATGGGAGCGTCGGTCATTGCATAATTTTTAAGAACTACAATTTTACAAAAATGAAAATTAGTACATACAGCTTGTATGTGCATTTTTAAATCGCCTCGCCAAAACCTTGATGCCTCATAAATAGTTCTTAAAGGTGAACAATAAGTCGTACTTCCGGTACCTGAGGTCGTTACACTAGCTTCTACCATTGGAGTAATAGGATAAGCAAACAAATTTTTACCGGCTACATCAGTACTCAAGACACTAAACTTACCAACAAATACTGGTTTTGATGTTAAAAACTTCAAATCCATTTCATCTTGCTCAGTTCTAAAATAAAAATCGTCATAAATTCTACTAAATTGTGCATGGTTATCCATGACTTCTAAGTGCACTGGTTGATCTACATTATTTGGAAAATTACGAAAAGTTGCAATCATTCTGGTGTCTATTTCAGGTTTATTAGGATTATGAAAGCCTGTTAATTGAGCTACGTATCCTCTACCATAATCAATTAAATCTCCTGCTACTACTTTTAAACCTGATGCTACTGTATCTATAATTTTAGTTGGTAATTGCCAAAAACCTGTTAACAAACCTTCTGATTCATATTCTTCACAAGAATGTTCTTGCGACACTTCTTTTTCACCACAGGCACATTTAGTCGTAACTATAGCTTTAGATTTAAAACCACACATCTTTTTAACACCACATTGAGCTTGCCAAGACATTGAGCCTACTTTTGGTACATAAAATTGAGCCTCTTTAAATATACTATGCACAGAAATTGAAATTGTAGTTGAAGATCCTGAAGAAACTGTTAAAGAATCCATAACAAAAAATACTAAATCAAAAACATCAGTACCTATACTACTGGAGTTTATGCCTAAATTATTTACGGTAGCGCCACTATTTAAAGTTCTATACAAGGTACTAGGAGTATACATAGGACATTCTAAACATACAGAAGTAGATTCTGTTGCATTAAGGAAAACATGAGGTGCACACAAAATTTGATTTGGATTAGTAATCGCAGGTGTATTATGAGGCAAAGCAGCTACTAAGATTAATCCTTGATGCATGGGTGTTCCTGAAACTTGCAACATACAACACATTCTTGCTTGAAAAAATGTAGCTGCATCAAAAGGGATTTTGGCTAAAGGGTTAGACATAATACTAGAAGGAAATGGTAACCGCCACAACTCGGTAAAATTAGTTGCTCCAGTGGACCAACTTATTGTTGTTACTAAAAATGGTTTATCTAAAATTTGATCAAAATTCATTTTATATTCTAAGGGCACTTGTGTTACTTTTGGTAACTTATTATATATGGACGGTATTTCTACAACTTCTTTCGTCCTTAAAGAAGTTTCATATTTATCATATATTGATTCTATGGCAGTGAAGTGTTTAGTTTATACTCAAAGAATTAAATTATCACTATATTTAACAAATGGAGTTGCTCATTATAAAATTTTTACTTAGTTCCCTGGATACGAGCATTCCATTAAAAGGTTTCAAATAAAAAAGTCGGAATTTTTAAAAGTAATTCCAAACTACTAAAATAAAATTAAATAAACTACAATAAATAAAACATCAAAATTTTAAAAACATAAAAATTTATTCAAACATCAAATAAAATCACATCAAATAAAATAAATTAAAATAAACTAAAAAATGAGCTTTTAACGTGCCTCCGCACTTGGGCCTTACCATCTTAGAAAGTATTACTAAACTACTAACAGATCATAAGCTTTAGCATAAAAATCATCATATAGACCGCTATTATACAACTTAATTAAATACGATTCTGGTAAAATTACAACATTTATTAATTTTTCATCGCACGCTTTTTCTAACTTTGCAATATCTTGATCATATAAATCATAATGTAAAAAAATTTCTCTTTGGAAAGCATTTAATTTATCTCTTAAAACAACATCTAAATCGTCTTTAGATTTATCAATCCACGAAATTGTGCTATAAACAGTTCTTAAATCTAAAGGACACGTAACATTAAGTAATTTAGGATGGAATCTAAAATATCTTTTTAAAAAAGTTAATTCACTAATATCTTGAAAGGGTGTTACAATTTTATTTTTAAGAGAATCAGTCATATCCATTCCTAAAGAATTAAAAAATTTTTCCATTGTTAAAGCATTTAAAAAACCCTGATATTTCTCTTTAATACAACGATTTAAACGATCATCACCATAAACGGGGTCAGAAATATCCTCGTGAAAATGTAAGGCTTTGGCAACTATACCATTATTTTTTAATTCTCTATAATACCACATAGCAGTATACACTCTATTAACTAAACTGTTAAAAATTGCAGTCAACCAACAACCAGAAGGCAATGAATGATTTAAAATCCAAGAATCATCAT